CAATCTTCCGTTTGTTCCTCTCCTTCTCCGGGAGGGCCAAGAATTGGGCTTTGGTCAAGTTGAGCGGGACCGCAACGTTGAAGCATTGGTCAACCAAGGTTTTGAAATCCCGGGCGGGGAGGGCTTGGACTTCTCCAAGTTGGGAGGCGGACCCCCCAAAAAATGGGTTTGATGGGTTGTTCATGTTTGGGGGGTCCCTACTTGTTGGGGCGGATGGTCATTCCGTCTTCAATGTTGAGGGGGTCCCCTACAACTTGGGCAACTTCAAGAAGGTTCTCCGGGGAATTGTTGGTCCTGTTCCCGTCTTGATGAATAATCTTCTTCCCCTGTTCAACATGCCTCCCCCGGGAAATGGTGAAGGCAATGTCCTCCGCAAGGAGAAGAGTTCCCCGGAAACGGACCCGGATTCCATTTGTGAACCCCCGCTTGCGGTCAACATGGAGGGCCCCGGCTTCCATCCCGGGTTTAATCCGGGGGGCGGGGGATTTGGCCCAACACAAGACCCCATCTTCAAGGGAGAAGAAATCTTGCAATATTTGGATGGAGTGGGAATGGGTCCCGGGAATCCGGTATCGTTCCGGGTTTGTGACCCAATCCTTGGGGGTAGGTTTTTCAGCCATTGGGGGGAGGATTCAAAAGGGGCAGGATTTGGTCAATAGTAAATATTATGGACTTTGAAAAAAAAAGGGGGTGGGAAATATTCCCCAAAAGCGTTAGTGAGGGTTACCCCCCAAACACCGTTAGGGGCAAATAAAACTAAATTTTTGAAGATAACTTCATAACTTGTTTACAGTGTATGGGATAGCGTTTGCCTGATAGTATGCCTGATTGATAACGTGGTAAGGAATCAGGCAGGTTGAAACCCGCTTAAACATTGGGATTGGGGGCTGCTGCCTGATTACCTGATAAGTTGGGGTTTAATATATATAGCAATTTTAGAAATAAAAATATGTAAAAGGCAAAAAATTTCCGCTACCGGGAGCCACCTAGAGAAGCCTATCAGGTAAGGTAATCGGGCAGGGGAGAAAACAAAATTTTTGCCTTTATCTCGAAAAGGGGCTTTTGGTGGCATGGTCCAAGGTCAGGTTTTCCCGGGACCTCTTGGGGGGGGGAAGGCATGGTCTTTTCCGGGGCAAAAATTCCGGGGTTGCAAAAGCAAGGGGAAAACCTTGGAGTTTCCCAAGATGGTTTTGAATGAAAGGCAATTGAAGTATTGCAAACTCCGGGCCCTTGGTGACTCGGACGGTAACACGGTCCCCAAATACCGTTGTTATATGGAAGCCTTCGGGACCTCAAAGAACACCGCTTCAACAGAAGCAACCCGCTTGGAGAAGGCCCCGGAAATCAAAGCGGAGATTGCCCGGTTGAAACAGAAGACCGAAACTTCCGCCACCCTCTCCCGGCAAGAGAAGAGGGAATTTCTTGCCCGGGTTGTCCGGGCGGAATATCCCCAAATTGACCCGGAGGACCCGCTTTCCCCCAACCTTGACTTGGTGGAATCCATGCAACGCCACTATAATAAGGACGGGGAGTTGACCCGGATTTCCTTCAAGCTTCCTTCCAAGACCTCCGCCATTGAAATTGACAACAAAATGGCCGGACACAATGAGCCGGAAGAACACAATGTCACCTTTGAGGGTGGGGTCATGTTGGTCCCCCTTGGTGGGGCAACCTTGGACCAATGGGAGAAGGAAGCCGCCAAGCAACAGGAAGCCCTCAAGAGCCCCGGGGAAAAGGGTTGAAAACCTGTTCCTCATTTGGCTTTATCCCCGGGCATGGACACCCCGGAAGAAGCAATTTTGCGTCAACGCAATCTTGCCCAAATCCGGGAAGCCTTCTCCCCCTCCAATCGATGGTTTACAACCGAAGGCTTGGGGAGGGAGCCAACGGACCAAGAGTTGGTCCTTTGGTTCATTGAACGGGGTGGGTCCAAAGATTTTGCCAAGGATGAGAAAACCACCCCCACAACCACCCAAACCAACCTTTGCCCCCCTTGTGGTCCGTGAGGCAATCTTGACCTTCTGGAGTTTTAATGATTTTGGGATGGGTCTTGCGGAGCCCATTACCTCTGTCCGGGTTCTTGAAGACCTCCTTGGGTCCTTCTTTGCCGGGGATAACTGACCCATGAAAGTTGTTTGGTCACCTTTGCCCGGCTCCCAAGCCTTGGCCCTCTCTGCCCCATGCAATCATGTTCTTTTTGAAGGGACCCGGGGCGGCGGGAAGACGGATTGTCAACTAATGCGGTTCCGCCGGTATGTTGGCCAAGGTTACGAACAATTTTGGCGGGGAATCATCTTTGACCGCCGTTATAAAAACCTTGATGACCTCATCAACAAATCAAAACGTTGGTTTCCCCAATTCAGGGACGGGGCAAAGTTTCTTTCTTCCCAATCCGCCTTGAAATGGGTTTGGCCAACCGGGGAAGAACTCCTTTTCCGGCATATGGAGAAGGAATCCGATTATGAGGATTACCATGGGCATGAATATCCCTTCATCGGTTGGAATGAACTGACCAAATGGGCAACCTCTGCTTGTTATGACAAGATGATGAGTTGTAACCGCTCTTCCTTCCTCCCGGAGGAACATTCACCCCCGGGAAAGGTCCTCCCGGAAATCCCCTTGGGGGTCTTCTCAACCTGCAATCCTTCGGGGCCCGGTCACAATTGGGTAAAGCGGCGGTTCATTGACCCTGCCCCGGCGGGAAAAATCCAGAAACTCACAACGGAAATTTTCAACCCCCGGACCCAAGCCCGGGAGAAGGTCACCAAAACCCAAGTCCGGCTCTTCTCATCCTACCGGGAAAACCGCTTCCTCTCCCCGGAATACGTGGCGGACTTGACCAACATTTCAGACCCCAATTTGCGGGAAGCATGGTTTGAAGGCAATTGGGACATTACTTCCGGCGGGGCTTTTGACGATCTTTGGCGGCGGCAAGTCCATGTTGTCCCCCGGTTCCGGGTCCCGGCGGGTTGGACCATCAAGCGTTCAATGGATTGGGGCTCTTCTCACCCCTTTTCCGTTGGTTGGTGGGCAATTTCCAACGGGGAGGAAGTGGAGGTTGAGCCGGGCAAGGTCCGGTCCTTCCCCCGGGGCTCAATCATCCGTTGCAATGAACTTTACGGGGCCAAACTGATTGGTGGGGAACAGTTCGGACACAATCAGGGGCGGAAACTCTCCGCCCGGAAGCTTGCCCAAGAGGTCCTTGAACAGGAAGAGAACTTGAAAGCCTTGGATTGGATTACAACCACCCCAAGCCCGGGTCCGGCGGACAATCAGATTTCCAATGTCAATGAAGAGGAAACGGGGTCCATTGCCTCCATCATGGAGAAGGAAGGGGTTGAATGGACCAAGAGCGACAAAGCCCCCGGAAGCCGCAAGAATGGATTTGAACTCCTCCGCAATGCCCTTGAAGCCGCCTTGGACGGGGAGGGCCCGGGGCTTTACATCATGGAACATTGCAAAGCCTTCATTGAAACGGTCCCAAGCCTCCCCCGGGATGAGTATAAACCGGATGACGTTGACACAACGGCGGAGGACCATGTTTACGATGAAGCCCGGTATATGATTCTTGATGAAAAGCCGGTCTTTGCGGATGCAGTCCGGGTCCGGTTCGCAACGTAAAAGGGGTCTTCTTGAAAAAAGTTGCTTTTTCTTTCCCCTCAAAGAGACTCCGGAGAAATGCCGAACGTTGCCTTTAAGCGTCCCGAAGTGAAAAAGATGGAACCAAAATGGGCCCTTGTCCGGGATTGTTTGGGCGGGGAACAGTCCATCAAGGCTAAGCGGGAAACCTATTTGCCCAAGCCCCAAACCTCCGGGGATGTTGTTGAAAATAATGCCCGGTATGAAGCCTATTTGAAAAGGGCGGTATTTTACAACGTAACCGGGCGGACTCTTGAGGGCTTGGCCGGGCAAGTCTTCTCCAAATCCCCTTCAATTGAATTCCCTTCCCAAATCGACTTCCTGAAACAGGACATTGACGGGGCCGGGACCACCCTTGAACAACAGTCAAAGGGGGTTCTCCATGCCATCCTTGCCACCGGGAGGGCGGGGCTTCTTTCGGATTTCCCCGTCTTGGAAGAAGGGCGGGTCGCCTCCTTGGCCGATGTTGAAAGCGGGAGAATCCGTCCCCGAGTCCTCTCCTTTGACCCGGAACAAATCATCAATTGGCGGCAAGCCAACGTTGGGGGAGAAACTTTCCTTACCCTCCTTGTCTTGGAGGAATCGGCGGAGATTTCAGAAGACCCCTTTGCCTTCAAGGTGGAACCCCATTGGAGGGTTTTTCAACTCATCAACCCGGAGACTCCGGAACTTGCCCAAGTTCAAGTTTCTGTTTGGCGCAAGCGGGACAAGCCCTTGTCCGATGATGAAAAGTATGAGGTCATTTCCGGGCCTTTCACCATGATTGACCACCGGGCCCAACCCTTGCGGCGGGTCCCGTTTCAATTCATCGGGGCTCGGAACAATGACCCGGAGGTTGACGAACCCCCGCTTTACAACATTGCGTCCCTGAATATTTCCCATTACCGCAATTCGGCGGATGTTGAGGAAAGTTCCTTCCTTGTTGGCCAACCAACCCCGGTTTTTGCCGGGCTTGAACAGGGTTGGGTTGACAAGAATTTCAAGGGTGGTGTCTTCCTTGGCTCCCGTTCGGCAATCCCCCTCCCCAAAGGCGGGTCCGCCCTCCTTCTCCAAGCCGCCCCCAACTCCATGCCTCAAGCCTTGATGAAGGACAAGGAAGAACAAATGAAAGCCTTGGGGGCCAAGCTGATTGAAAACAAGAAGGTCCCGGAGACCGCCACCGGGGCGGCAATTGAAGAAACTTCGGAAGCTTCGGTCCTTTCATCGGCGGCAAACAATGTTGCCCAAGCTTACGGGAAAGCCCTTTGGTTTGCATCCGGCTTCCTTGGTGACTTCCAAGAGGAAGCCATCTCCTTTGAACTCAACACAGACTTTGACGTTGCCCGGATGACCGCTCAAGAAAGGGCCCAACTGGTTGCAGAATGGCAAGGGGAACTTCTCACTTGGGAGGAAGCCCGGTCCGCCCTTCGGACCGCCGGGATTGCTTACCTTGACGATAAGGAAGCCCGGTCCCAACTTGAGACGGAAGCCGCCTCCCGGGGGGACTTCAAGGAGGAACCCCAAAACCTCCCGGGGGTTTAATTGCGCCAAAAGGCAAATCCTAACCGGGAAAGTGTGTAAAACGTTGTAAGTCAACAACAACCTTTTTGCTGCGAAAAAACCTTTTTGATGCAAAACAACCTTCAAGACTTGGCAATCCGGCGGCAGGTCCTCCTTGAACGGCTCAAGTCCGGGCAAGTGGAGAACTTCAAGAAAGCCTTCCGGGAACTGGAAGCCTTGACCAAACAAGCGTTTGCCGGGCTTTCGGGCCCCCTCTTGGACCTCAAGAAACGGGAGACCGCCCGGTTTTTGGCCGAACTTGAAACAGACATCCGGAAAGCCTTGACCGGGCAAACGGACCTTTACATCCGGGACCTTGAAGAGGTTGCCGGGATTTACGCCACAACGGAAGCGGCGGACCTTGTGAAGGTGACTTCCGGACCCATCAAGTTGAAGGTTCCCAAGAAAGCCGCCTTGATGCGTAATGCCCTCACCCGCCCCATGGGCCATTCCGGGGAACTTCTCAAGGAATTTGTGGGGCAGATTGCCGGGAAGGAGTCTTCCCGGGTTGTCAATACCATCCGCAAGGGAGTAACCCAAGGGAGGACCAACCAAGAATTAATTCGGTCTGTCATTGGGACCAAGGCAAGGAACTTCCGGGATGGAGTCCTTGCAACCTCCCGGAGAAATGCAGATGCAGTTGTCCGGACGGCAACCCAACACGTTGCCAGTTCCGCCCGGCAAGACCTTTGGGAAGCCAACCCGGAGACGGTCCAAGGTTATCAATGGGTTTCCACCTTGGACCGGAAGACAACCAACCTTTGCAAGAGCCTTGACGGACGGAAGTTCAAGGTTGGGGAGGGCCCCACCCCTCCAATCCATATCCGTTGCCGGTCAACTACCATTGCCACCCTTGACCCCAAGTTTGACTTTCTCCAAGAGGGCCGAACCCGTTCGGCGGAATTTGGGCCAACCAAGGGAGATGAAAATTACTTTGATTGGCTCAAGCGGCAACCCCCGGAGTTTCAGGACCAAGCCTTGGGCAAAGCCCGGGCAAAGCTCTTCCGGGACGGGGGCTTGTCCCCGGATGAGTTCTC